CAGAATCATATTTATAAGAAAGAGTGAAATTAAAAGAAAGAACTTTTGTTATTTTTATTTCATTAGTTATTTCAGATAATACTCTAAAGTCTGATGGTTTTATTATTCTAGGTTGAAGATATACAACTACAAAAGTATTAAATCTTTTTGTTTTATGTAATAAACTTAAATAGTTTGTAGACCTAATAACAACATTGTGATCTAAACTCTTTATTTTTTCATGATCTGCCATCATGCCTAAACCAAATGCGAATCTAAATTTTTTAGAGTTATCAGATTCTATTCTTCCACCACAGCCAAATAGCTGTCTAATTTGCAAAAGCTCAAAGTCATCTTTTTGTATCTGATAGAAAGTTTCACCAGAAAGTGGTGATTTCTTGTCAATAGGATAAACATTTAATCTTAAATGAGTAAAAACTTCATTTTTAAAGTTTTTTCCATCTTGCTGGCCAAGTCCATATTTCCCTAAAAAAAATATTTTTTCTCTGTATTTTCTAATGTGATAGTCTAGTCTAATTGAAGCATTAGCTTCTAGAATGTCAATATTTGACTTTTGAAAGTTTAATCCACCCTGAATAAAGCCAGAAAGTGTATCTTTTTTTTCGTTTCTCATTGACTCTATATTGACTTGTGCAAAACACAAGTTAGAAATTAATATGATTAAACATAATGTTATAAATTTAAAAAACTGCATTAAGTATCCTTTATATATCATCATCTCTGTTTACTTTTGGAAGCCAGTCTTCGACTTCTTTGTGTAGTGTAACCTGATTCGGTGTTTTTGTTATAATTGGATTCTCATTTTGAAACATTGATAGTTTATCAATAACTGCTGTTTGTAATTCAAAAATTTGTTCTCTTAGTAATTGCATTTGAATTTGAGCATCTCTAAGTCTTGCAATCAATGCAGTTCTATCAGCATTAGCTGAAGATAATTTATCTTTTAATTCTTCGACTTCTGACGGATCACGTCCACTTGCAATTGCAAGCATTGAAGATACTGCACCTGTAATCATTCCAATTAATCCTACTAAAACATCTCTATTTTCATCAACTATTTTGACGAAAGATAAAAATATTATCAGTGAAACAACAAGAAGCATAAAAAAAACAGAAAACCACCACCCTCTTTTTGCTTTTTCACCTTGTGTAAACTGTTTATTTGTTTTTCTATTTGTCATTTATATTTTCCTTTTTACTTATATAACTTTATCAGCTTCTCTACAATACTCTCTATTTTTTCAAAAAAACTTAAAATGTTGTCACCCCACCATAAATAATCTTGCAAGTTATTGTTTACTCTGACTTCTTTATTAAATATTGAAGGCCACAAAAAATACAAGAAAGTGAAGAATATAATCATTAAACCTCTCGAGTTAAACCAAACTACCCACTCATATACTTTTCTATCTCTAGCTCGACTTCTAATTTTTTTTGCGCCACCAATTCTCTTAACTTTTTCACCGCTAGGTGGAGGTTGTAAAACTTCAATTGTATTTCCAATAGCATATATTTCTTGAGGATTTTTGACACCTTTAAATTGATATAATCCTACAAGCACTGTTCTAGTCAATTTAGATATATATGTTTGAGCATTTAGCATAGACTTAAATTTAAGATGAGCTGATTTTGTTAAAAGAACTTGTTTTTCTTGACAAATCGACATACATCTAGCAGCTGTAGCTTTTCCTATTCCTTCAAGCTCTACTCTTTTTGCACCTGCTGAAGTGTATTTATCTGCTTGATGTACTTCAATAATATCAGTCCAATGAATACCAACTCTGCTATTAAAAGGAGTTTTTTTAGGAATTATTTCTTGATATTTTAATGCAAATTGAATAGCATCACCTAGATTATAAAAAGAAAGCATAAAACCATCAGATCGATCTATTTCTCTGCCACTATGTTTATAGACAAGAGATCTAGCTAATCTATCATGTGCTTGAAACCATGCAGCTGCACTTTTTGCTCCATTTTTCTGGACAAATTTAGTAGAATTTATTATATCAATAAAAACAATTGCAAGTGTGACCTTGTGCATATTCTCAGGTAGCTCGTTGTTTACTGTTTTAATTTTTGAAGTCGACATGATTTAACAAACACATTCTTCTTTAAAGTTTAAACAGATTTCACAGATGCATTTTGGCCATTCACATTGATCAGCAGGAATATTACATTTGCAAACATAGGTATGACACTTACATTCTTTGTTAACATCTTTATTACACAGAGAACATAAAGGATAGTCAGGAACAGGAGTAGAGAAGTCTCTTAGCTCGCTTAAACTGATAGAATGTAACTCTGGTGCTGGAATTTTCTTTTTATCAGACATATTAAAATCCTTTTATTGAGGTATAATAATAATTATATAAACAAACAAGAAAGAAGAGGTTTACTATGCAAGATTTAAATAAGTTACCTTTAAAATCAAAAAAGTTTTTAGCATATCTAATTGCTGATTTTGGTTGGAAAATTTTAATTGGATACACAATCTGGAAAGAAGAGTCTAAAAGTGAAATAGGATATACTACTTTTCTAATTCTATTATCAATGATTGTAACAGCAGGATTTATTCAAATCGGCTATATTTTAGGTCAAGCTATGCTTGATAAATATGCTGCGTCTATTGTAGAAATATTTGACAAAGATGACTCTTCAAAATTAGAAAAAAAAGAATAGACTAAAATTCACTAACTAAATGTATCCAGCCCGGCAAGTAATTATAGCCGTCTGAAGTGAATACTGCAGCTTCAAAAGCATCTTTATTATATGTGGTTACACCACCTAAATCATTTGTGTTATTGTAACCACATTTAAAGCACTCGTCCCACTTTCCTGCTGGATCATTTACATAATACTTGTTATCTTTATAACCTCTAACTACTAAAACATGTCCATAATTTGTAAAGTATCCATGGACAATGACAGTATAACCATTCTGCAATGCATTAATAAGTTGTTCTGGCGAAGCATTTGTGTGAGTTTTTATTTTAGAATTATAAGAATAGCTACTATAAACAGAGTTTAATCCAGAAGGAGACTGTGCGTAATCTTTGCCCCAATCTTTATAAATAATGTCAGGATGAATAGTTTCTTCATAGTGACTCAATACCATTGCAATAGAAGTATTTTGACAAGTTGCATAACCATAAAATTGATTATAATATTGATTATAATAAGGTATACTCTTTACACTTGATTCTGTTTGTTGTGGATTTTCTTCTATAATGACTGTTTCATTTTCAAAAAGTTCACAAGATTTACTTGCATCTCCTTTTACTACACATGCACATGGTCCTTCAACACAAGACTTGGTTGGACTTTGAAATCTATTGTCTACTGAATATGTTGACCAAATGCAGTTTGTATTGCATGTAGAACCTGAGTGTATTGCGTTCTGATAAGACTTGTTTCTATAATCAGACGATGATTTATAAAATTCGTCAGATGTGCATGAAAACATAAGTAGCGTAGAGAGAAATAAAAACAATATATTCATATTTTATTATCCTTTTAAAATAGTTATAGATATTAACGAGGTGTAAATATGATAAAAGTAAATAAATTAAATAATATTCTTTACAAAGATTACGGTATTATTTTGAATGAATCTGAAATTTCTTATTTGAATTATTTAAATAGTATCAGTAATAAAAATGCTATAGGTATATTAAAAGAATTTTTTACAAAATGTACAACTAGACATTTATGTGTAGAAAATAATAAACAAGATTTGAATAGAATTAGAAAAAAACTTCTTTCAGAAGAAATAAGTAATAGAGATGTAGAAACAACTTCGATAGCAGGAAAAGATAACGGAAATGCTAATACTGTAAAATACCTTAACAACAAAGGTGTTGTCGAAATAGAAGAAGAAACAAACACTTTAAATGGTAATAATGGTTTAAATATTAAAAAAGGTAATAAGTCTATAAATAAAGAATTTGAAACAAAAGAAGAAGCTGATCGCTATAGACAAGAAATTGCTAACAATGCACTAGTAAATGATGGGCAGCTATCACACATTAAAAGGTTTGGTGGAACATATTGATTATATTTAATACGTGTAAATATTGTAAAATTAATTTATACTAATCTCACTTAAGCTTTAACTTATCTTTAATAATATACTTTTCTCGATATAATAAATCGTGGTAATTTTGTAAAAGAGTTTTTACAATCTTTTCAACCATCGAGTCGAAATCTTCATTTATATCATTAAGATTTTTATATTCTTTTTTAATAATTTTAATTAACTTGCTTTCAAGTTCTTGTTTTTCAAAAGATTTAATCTCTTTTCTAATCATAGAACGAACTTGAGAAAGTTCAGATTTGTTAAGTTTTTCATTTAATTTTTTCATAAAACACACGTGAGGCTAATTTGTCTAATAATAATTATGTATGGTCTAGTTCTTTTCCCTATAATAGTCCAAGAGACCAGCAAACAAACTCTATAAACAACGTATTAGAAGAGTTTAAAAAAGGAAAAAAATATGCAATTATTGACTGTGGTACTGGTGTTGGTAAGTCTGCAATAGGCTTAACAATCGCAGACCATATTAATAAAAATAGCACAAGTTATCCTGGCGTATATACAGACGGAGCATACTTTCTTACAACACAAAAAGTATTACAAGATCAGTATGAAAAAGACTTTTCTAAAAACGGATTAATATCTTTATACTCTTCTTCAAATTACACATGTAGTGTTGATAAAAAAGCAAGTTGTAAAGATATACAAACCGGTCTAAGAGCAAAGTCTTTACCTAAAAAGTATGACTGTTGTGGTTATAAATGTGTGTATAAAAATAAAAGAAAAGATTTTATGGAAAAAAGCCTTAGTATTACTAATTTTAGTTATTTTTTAACTGAAAAGAACTTCTCTGGCAAAATGCCAAATAAGAAAGTATTAGTAATAGATGAGGCTCATAACTTAGAAAACGAATTAACAAGATTTATTGAGATAAGCGTATCATCATATTTCTCTGATAAAATACTAAAATTAAAAATCCCTAAAGACTTAAATACACAATTTAAAGTTTTCAACTGGATAAAAAACATCTATTATAATGCTGTTAAGCAAAAAGTTGATTTTATTTCAGCACAATTAGAAAAATTTGGTATAACAAGTTCTAAGTTAGAAGAGTTTGAAAAGATTACAAGTAGATACGAAATGCTTAATGGACACAAGCAAAAGATTGAAAAATTTATACAATTATATGATAAAGATAATTGGGTTTTTGATACTGAAGCAACTAATGATAAACACTTTAAATTTACATTTAAACCTGTAGATGTGTCTTTTTATGCAAAACAATATCTATTAGATTACGCAGATTATATTATCTTCATGTCAGCAACAATTATTTCGCATGAAGGATTTAGTTTAACACTTGGATTGCCCGGTAAAAAGACTGTTTCTATCAAGGAACCTTCACCTTTCCCAGTTGAGAATAGACCTATTATATTTTCATCAGCGGGTAGTATGTCTTATAAAAATATAGATAAAACACTTCCAGTAATGACAAAAATGATTAAGGAAATATTGGTTAATCATAAACACGAAAAAGGTATTATTCACACACATTCTACTAAAATAGCTAAATATTTAAAATATAATTTAAAAAGCAAAAGACTGATTCTTGCATTTGGCGAAAATAGAGAGGAAATGTTAAAGAAACATATCAATTCAAAATCACCTACAGTTTTAATTTCTCCTTCTATGTCTGAAGGTGTAGATCTAAAAGGTAAACTTTCAGCATTCCAAATATTATGTAAAATGCCTTATCCTTTCCTAGGCGACAAAGTTGTTAAAAAGAAAATGAATCGTTGGCGATGGTGGTATACAACTCAAACAATTAGAACAATAATTCAATCAGTTGGGAGAAGTATTCGTTCAGAAAATGATAAGGCAGTAACATATATACTAGATGATGATTGGAGAATGATTAAGTCTAGAGCAAAAGATGACTTTCCTAAGGACTTTTTTGACAATTATCATGAATTTTAAAGGACTTTTTAAAACTATGAATATAGAAAAACCCGAATACTGCACAGGCTCAGGTATAATAATTTACTTAGATAATAGAGAAAGTATTTTTACTGACCTTGAAAGTGATATTTTATACTTATTTTTAGGTTGCAATGGAGAAATCAATAAAAAATACGAGAACATGTTGGATTTTCCAAAAGGCGCAATTGATAAAGGTGAATTTTCTCTAGACTGTGCGATAAGGGAAACTGAAGAAGAAATAGGTTTTACTGCAGATGACTATAATATCTTAGAAGATGAAAACAATGATACCTATAGACTTGAATGTGGAAGAGGACTTATAATGTATATTGCTGAAATTAAAAAAGATCATATAGGTCGAGCAAGATTAAAAAAGAATCCAAAGACAAATATTTTAGAGCATAGTAGCTATCATTGGAGTGCTTATCAAGAAAATATTGTTAATTTGCCAAATTATTTGCAAAATTCTTTAGACTGGGCTCATAATATTTTAACTAATAAATAATATTGATAAAATAGTAACTACATAGAGGTAGTTATGAACAATAATTTAATAGTGTTAGCATCAAAACTTAAAAAGTTTAATAATAGTTTTATCCAAAAAAAGCATAGAATAGTAACAGACAAAACTATTCATAATAGCTCTTTTTTGTTTTTTACTTTTTTCCTAAGAGAAAAAGCTTTCTTAGATTCTCCTTATAGAAATATTCTTATTAATTATTTTAAAAAAGCAGAACAGTATTACCCAGGAAGCAGCTACTTTGTTTCTGTTTTTTTTGCAGAACTTGTCTTTAGTGGTAAAATTAAAGAGCTTAAAAACATTAAAACAGATAAAAGCATAGAAACAGTTTTTAGATATTTGAAGAGTATTTCTAATACTAAAACTTTTGATTTTTTCAAAGATGTTTTAAACTTTTCTGGGGCTGATGCAACAATAACGTGTGTTTCATCCAAAAATTCTGAAATTATTGTTGAAAAGAAATGCAACCCAAGTTTTAGTATCAATATTGAAGAAAGTTTTATAAGCACTTATTTTTCAAATCAAAATCAAACTACTAAAAGCTTTATAGTTTCAATTGTTGATGGTTTTATTGAAAGAGATACAGAGATATTTTCTTTATTTGAAATGTGTAAGAAAGAAAAGCTACCTGCAGTATTAATATGCAGAGGTATTTCAGAAGACGCAAAAAGAAATATTAAACAAATTATCTTAAAAAACGGTGTATATGTTTACCCATATGTTATAAAATTTGATAATAATGATCCTTTTTTAATAAAAGACTTAGCAAAGTCGTGTAAAGCAGAGATTATTTCTTCAGAGTTTCATGATAACATCTATAAAGATTTAGAGTCTAAAACAAATATTGTAAAGTTGACAGTTGGTAAAAACAAAATATCTTTCCATGGAAAATCAGAAGAGCTGACAAAAGAAATAAACAAGCAGCTAAGCACTTCAAATATTAATGAAGAAGCTAAACAATATTTACAAATAAGAAAAAGAAGATCATCACCTAACAATGTTTTAGTTGAAATACCTAGTAATATGCACAATTTGCTTCAAGAGTTGAAAAGTTTGATTGTTTGTTATAATTTCTGTATAAAACTAGGTATTTATACCTATGAAAACAATACTTTAAATTCAAAACAATGTTACGAATCTTCTTTGAGATTATCTAGAAGTTTATTTAAAAACATAAAAAACATAGGTTACACAATAAAATTGGATTATAATAATGAATCAGCATAAAAACTATCTAAGGCATCTTTTAGAATGTCAATGTATTTTAAGTATATACAAAAATAATACTGTACCTGTTTATCATAAATTTCAAGTATTTTCTAAGTTTGATGATAATGACATTATTGAGACAAAGTATGTTCTTTGTAATAACTGTGATGCTTTACATGAAATTCAAGGTGTTGGAAAAAGTGAAATAAAGTGGGGCAAAGATGCTTATATTGGTTTAGTAAACACAAAAGATGATATAAAATTTAATCTTTCTAATCAAGGTAAAGATAATATTGTAGAGATATTAGAAAGAAACAATTGTGATATATCAGTTTGGGAGTCTGTTGAACATACAATAGAAAACAATTTAGAAGAAAATATAGTTTTAGATAAGAAAGAAATTGATAACAATATTGTTTATAATTGCCTTTACATAAAAGAAGGAAATATTAAAATTAAGAAAGAAATAGTTCAGAGGTATTTTTAAATGTTAGATCCTAATAAAGTAGAAGATTTACAGTCAATCGAGAAAACTAGAAATATTGTAAATGAAATATTGCGATATGGTGTTAGAGAACTAGAAATTAAAAAAATAATTGATTTATTATCATTAGAACTAGAAGATACTGATTGTATGCGACAAATACAGTCTATTATAAAAGAAAAACCTCAACAAAAAGAAGTTGAGATTAAAAAAAATAATTTAATTTTATAGGAGAATATTTATGACAGAAGAAGCATTAAAAGATCAAATTGAAGCAGAGACTTCAGAAATTTTAACAGACCCAGAAACTTTAATTGAGCATTATGAGAGATTAAGACTTTTAGTCGATGTTATGCAAGAAGACGTTTTAAAGTCACAAAAAGGTAATAAGGCGGCTGGGACAAGATTGAGAAAAAGCTTACGACAAACTAAGAAATTTACAGGTGATTTTGTTAAGTTTTCTTTAGGTAAGTAATTTTTAAATAGACTTTAAAGTTTTTCTCTTAATTTTTTCTAAGGTTTGCTTTTCTATTTGGCAAATTCTCATTCTTGTTATATTGAAAAGATCACCAATTTCTTGTAATGTATGAGGATTGTCAGAAGATTTATTGATAATGCAGTTATTGTTCGATCCTAAGTCGTGCCAATATCTGCATTTTTTACTTTGGCAGTCCTTATTTAAATTTTTATGAGCTGAAAAACATGTTGTATCATTTAAAGAGTTTTTATTCATTTTAAAATCCTTTCACTTTGCTAAATAATTACTAATATAGTTTAATAAGGACTATAAGGATTTACAATGGACAAAACTTTACAAAAAGACTTTTTTAATGATATAGACAGAAAAATATTTGTTGTTGACACTAGTGTTTTACTGTATGATAAAAATTCTATTTTTAATATGAATGGAAATAATATCGTTATACCTTTGGTTGTTTTAGAAGAAATAGACAAATTTAAAACTAGAGAAGGTCTGCTTGGTGAATATGCAAGATTTTTTAATAGATTTTTAGACGATCTAAGACAAAAAGGTAGTTTACATGATGGTGTATATCATGAAAATGCTGATATTGTGATTCAAGTTAAATCTAAACCTTGTTGGGAAGGTCTAGAAGGATTAGAAAGATCTTATAACGACAATGTAATAATTGCAACAGCAAATAAAATTAAAAAAGAGTTAACAACCGATCAGACTATTAAGATAATTACTAAAGACATAAACTTAAGAGTCAAGTGTGATGCTGTAGGTATAGAAGCTGGAGATTACAATGCAGACTATAAATTCATTCAAGAGGATAATTTATACAGCGGAACAAAAGAAATCATAACAGAATCAGGTGTGATTAACAATGTATATGGTAATGGGTATACTCGTATAAACAGAGAAGAAATGATTAATGAAGACATTAGTCAAAATGAATTCGTAATTCTCAAAACAGAAGAAGGACAGTCATGTTTAACAAGAAGGATTGATAACAATCTTGCAGTTTTAGAAACAAAACAAGAGTTATTCAGACTTTCAGGTATTGAAGCTAAAAATAAAGAACAAGTTTTTGCTTTAGAGTTGTTATTAGATGATACTGTACCTTTAGTTACATTGACAGGAATTCCTGGAAGTGGAAAAACTTTTCTTACATTAATGGTTGCTTTAAAGCAAATTGAAAAAGAAAAGAAGAAAAGAATTATTTTTACAAGACCTATTCAGACTGTCGGTAAAGATTTAGGTTTCTTGCCTGGGACTTTAAACGAAAAGATGCACCCGTGGATTTTACCTATTGTAGATAATTTTAGAAATCAATTTGGTGATTTGACTTACTTTGAAATGATGATGGAAAGAGGTCAAATTGATGTTGCACCTTTATCACATATTCGAGGAAGAAGCTTCAACGACTCGATAATTATAGTAGATGAAGCACAGAATGCAACTGTTCATGAACTTAAAACTGTAATAACACGTACAGGTAAAAACTCTAAAATCGTTCTCCTAGGGGATATTGATCAAGTAGACTTGCCTTACGTTAACAAGTTTTCTAACGGTTTAACAATAGTTGCAGAAAAGCTTAAAGAAGAAAAACTAACAGGACACGTTAATTTTACAAAAGGTTACAGATCAGAATTAGCAAATATTGTTGCAGAAAAGTTATAGTATATTATGCCTAGAAGCAAAAAAGAATATGATTTAAATAGATTTAGAAAAGTCTATCCTTTAATTAGAAGGAGACCACAAATTTTAAAGGCAGGTTCTCAAGTAGAAACTGGCAAACTAGAATATGCAAACGGTGAATACACAAAAACTTTTACCTTTGAAGAACCATATGAGACTGTTCCTATTTGTGTTGCTACACCTGAGAAAGAAAATTTAAATGTATATATTACTGCAATTACATTAAGTACTGTGACTGTAGAACTTTCTGCTTCTAACCCGCAGAGCAATTCTATATTTGTTCATTTACATATACATGAGGCTTCTACGGATGTCTAATGTTAAAAATGGAAAATTTTCTATAACAAGTTCAGAAAATCAAAAACAAATAGATTTAACTTCAGCAGGATTTACTTCTATACCTTTGATTAATTTAACTACAAGAGAAAATATAAGTATATATTTAGATACGGTAACGAATAATTATTTTATATGTAAATTTGACAATGTTTTAAGCGATACAGACGTTTTTTATGTTGCAGTTGAAAACTAGAAGGAAAAAATATGTCTAGAGACTTTTTAACGAACAGAACAAGAACTAAGGCAATAATAGGATCTGGAAATGGAGCAGGCAGTGTTCCTACACCAAAATTAGTAATATATGGCGATAATTCTGCATCAGACAATTCTGGAGGCTTAGAGTCTTCTTTTAGCACTGTTTTAGAAAGCACAAGTACAGTAGGTAATGATGTTTTTCTTTATATAAGTGGAGCTATCGATGGAAAAGAAAATAATACTGCAAACAGTGTATCAGTTTTTGGTGGTGACTTAGTTGTTAGCGGTACATTATATGCAGAAAAGCAAATAATAGAGGTAGAAGGTGTTGCTACAGGATCTCTCACGATCGATGGAGGTATTATTGCAAGTGGCTCAATAACAGCAACAGACTTGATTTTAACTAGCGGTAACATTAATATTCAAAATGGTTCGGTAAATATTGGTGATGCTGAAGATGATAATTATACTGATGGTTTGTTTACAGACTTTACACCTTCTACTTTAATTGGAACTGCAGTTGATAGATTTAATGAAGTCTTGAAAGCTTTAGCACCAGCGCCTGCGCCTTCTTTGGATAGTTTTGATGTAGATACTTCAAATGGGATTTCTGGTAAATTATCTTTTGGCTCAGCTAATGACCAATCATCTGCAAGTCCAGCATATATTAGTGTAGATACTTCTGCAGGATATGTTTCAGATCCTGTAAAAGATGTAAACATTGAATATGGTCCTGAATCGGCTAGTGGTGAAAACTTTAGGCTAGGTATTTTTAATGGTACACAAGTTATTAGTGGAACTTTAAATGATGATGTTAATGACGACACATATACTAATAATATAGTAAATTATCCAGACTTTGCGTTTGGATCAGCTGATCAAGGCAGTTTAAAATTATTTTTAAATGGCAGTGAAATCCATAGTACAAATATTGCTCCTTTTACTGATAGTACTTGTGATTATAATAACGATCCGACAATTACTATGGACAGCACTTCTTTGCTTAGAATAGGAATGCAAGTAACAGGCACAGGAATACCTAGCGGAGCTACTATTTCAAGCATTACAAATTCAACTACGTTTGAGCTATCAGCTAGCACTACAGGCGGTTCAGTTACAAATGGTACACTAACTTTTGTTTTTGCAAGTGGAAATGATTTAAATAGTAATTCTAGCGGATTTACAAGTCTATCATCAGCAACACCAGGAAAATTTGCTTCTGATACTAATTTTAATAATTTTAAATACAGAACAGGTGGCTGGCAAGTTGGTACTGCAGATCAAGTTAATGGCAGAAACTATGTACAAGTTAAACATGTAATAGGCGTCTCAGAAACAGTTACAGGTTTTGCAGAGTGGGTAAATGATAACAACTCTGACGCTCTAACGATAAGTTCAAATATAACAACATTTACAGGCACAGGTTCAAAACATCTTTCTGGTATAGAATATTTTACTGGAGGTAGCAGTCGATATGCTGCTAATGTTAATAATGTTTATAAATACATATATTCTTCTAGTCCTATAACTTTTAGCGTTTCATCTTCACCTAGTAATCTTTTAACATTGTCCAATCAGACAATTCCTGCAATAGGTGGCTCTGAAGATCATACAAAAATTTTGTCGCTAGATACTAATAATGTAAACTTAAGTCTGCCTAGCTCTAATAGAGTCTTAGGTGGATCAATTACAGTAGGTTGCACAGTGCCGCATCCTTTAAAGACAAACTTAACAGGTTCAGGTACAGAATCTACAGCAAGTCAAATTTTAATTGACAACGTGTCAGCTAGTTCTATTAATTTATCAGAATATTTTACTGATGAAAACTATAGACTTGTTAGCGGCACGTACGCCAATCAAAGTGATGTTACTAGTTCTTCAAATGCATGGGTTAGTACAACAGAAATTATAACTACAAATTCAGGTTATAGTGACGCTTTAATGACATATGACGATAAAATTGTTTCGACAAAATATTCAGGTTTAGTTAATAGCGGAAATTTTTCTACACTTGTAAATGGTCCTTCTGGTAATCCAGACTATTCAAACGGCAATATTGCTGCAGGTCAAAAATATTATTACAGAAAAATACAAAACGAATCAGGAAGTGCAATAAGAGACTTATCTTATACTATTAAAGGAGACGCTTCACTTAAAAGCCACGGAACTACTTTAGGAAGTAGTAATAATAATTTCAAGCTTTATTTTAAGTTTCCAGGAACCACACAGTGGCTAGATGCAGCTTCACTTTATGCTTTTCATGACGTTTCTTCTGATGGCGATGGTTGCGCAGCAACTACTCCTTCAACTAATATTTCTTCTAGTGAGATTACAAATACAGTTACATTTGGAACAGAATCAGTGCCAGATGATGAATATATTGTTTTAAGAGCTTTAGCAAACAAAACTTGGAGCGGAAATCTAGATAAAATAGTATTTTCACTTGGGCTTACAAATACAAATGCAGTTAATGCTTCACCTGCTCTAAGTCAAATAGACGGTACAACAGGGGTATCTGGTAAGCTTTCGTTTGGATCTACGTTGACAAAATCAGGTTATACTAATGTCGGAAGTCTAGTTAATTCTACAACAAATGCAAACAGCTTGTTTAACGTAAGTGGGACCAGACTAGGAATATTTAATAAGACACAAAATATCACAGGAACATTAAACAATCAAATTTCAGCAAGTGGAAATAGTTACCTAGCAGATTCTTGGGGCAACGGAAAAGCTAACTTAGGGACAATTAAGCTGGAAGTCAATGGCAGCGTTATAGATACTCGAGATTTAACAACATTAGGCAGTTTAAATTCTGTAAACTTTAATTATTCTGCAGCTGTACCAGGGAAAAATGTCAATAACATTCCAGATCATCGATACTATTACAGAACTGGAACTTTTAATGTGCCTTATACATCTCAAATAGATGGATGGAATTATGCAAAAGTAATACATAATGACGGAACTACAGATCATACAACTAACTACGTTGAATGGGTAAACAGTGTATCAAATCAAATTTCTTTTTCAAACGAAGCTGTTAGTAACTTTACACAAGGAAGTACATCACCAAACTATCTTTCAGGAATACAGTATTTTGTTGATGCAAAAGCAGATTTTACTGCTACGGCTTCAAACGTATACAAATATGTATATAGCAATGAATCTAATGCTGTTACTTTTCCTACTAATACTAACTGTAGTATAAACTCAATACAAGTTAACGGAAGTGGTGTAGTTAATGGAACAGTTAGTTCTGTGTCTAGGTCATTACCTGACTTAGACGTAAATGTTTCTTCAGCTGCTGAAGAAAATATTAGTATTACAGGCAACTTTAGCTTTAATAACTTTACAAAATCTTTACCTGGTAATTTACAAAATGCAACTTTAAAATGCAACGTAAAACACCCGATATCAGGAAACACAGCTGATTCTAGTACTATAAGTTCTTCAAGTCCATTAATGTATACAGTGTCAAATTCTTCAACAGAGTTGCTAGAAGACTTTTCTTCAGAAAGTTATCGTTTAAAATCTGATACGTATGCTAATCAAAGCGATGTATCGAGTATAAATTGGGATTCATCTCAAAGTCTAGTTGGAAATGGATCTGGTGGAAATGCTGGTCATAATGACGGTCTACAAGTTTTTGATGATAAGTTAATCGTACCAGATACTAATTTTAATAATACATCAAGCATGGTTGGTCCACAAAATAATCCTGATTACTCAAGTGCTTCTGGAACTAGAACATTTTTTAGAAGATTTAGAAATACAACAACAAGTTCTAAGTTTGGATTTGACTTGTCTATAAGAGGAAACGGTACTTCAATAGTAAACAATACAGTATCATTAGGCTCTGGAAACATTAAAGTTTTTCTAAAGGTACCTAATACATCAAATAGTCAATCAACTGGATTTATGGACTTAGCATTACCTTTTTCGACAGGACAAACTTCTAATAATTCTGGATGTCATCAAGGAACGTTTACCTCATCAGTTTCAAGTAATGGAAATGGTACAACAAATACAGTTACGTTTGGAACAACATACGTTTCAGCAAACGATTATATAGTTTTAAAAATAGAAGCAGATTCTTCATGGAATGGAAATCTAAACAGAATAGAAGTAGATTGGAGTTAAAATAAATGAGCTTTACAAGCGAATCAAAGCAACAAATATCATTAAAAAAACTTGTAGGGAAAGCCCATACAAAAAATGAAGCTGAATTTTTTAACGAAAGCAAACCCTCAGGCTTGACAATCAGTTTTGACAAAGTATTAGGAGAAGCAATACCTAGTTCAACAACTGATAATTTGTATGCTATTTCGAGCGATACAGTTGAATATTTAAGGCTTCCTTTAATTGAGCTACCAGAATCCATTGAAGGTGGAAATGTGCACGGTTTTGCAGCAAAACTTCCTGCTGCTTATGAATCAAGTTCTTCTAATCCGTTAAAAGGAATTGGAGAATTTACAAACAATAAAGAAATTCACAGTACACAAGGAATAGTTCAATTAATTCCTGACTCTTTTGGAATAAACTACGAAGTTAAAGTTTATAAAGGCGGAGATGCTACAACAAAGGGCTCAGGGACACAAATACAAAAGTTAGACAATAGAAACTGGTATTTTGATTATTTTAATGGAATATTATTCCAACAAACTGGATATGCTTCAGGCAATAGCGAAAATCCTGACTTTATTGAGGCATATGTTTATGTTGGGAAAATGGCTGATAAAAAAGCTGGTTCGTTATCTTCTATGTGGGAAG